TACCTAAAGAAATGTGGGAGCTTTAATATGAAAAATATAAAGGGGACAAAACTTTGGAAAACGGGATCTATTCCAACATCAGCTGCTGATATGTTATATGGAACTAAAACAAAAAAAGAAAAAGATAAAGAAAATAATGAGTACATTTACAAAAATTTAAATGAATGATAAAATATAAAGAAAATTAATAATAAAGGAGAATATAATATGTCATCAAAATGGATCAATAAAAATTTGTTTAATTCATATGTTGAACAAAAAGAACAAGATAAAGAAAATAATGATAAAGCATCAAATCGTAATGATATAGCATGGAAGACACCAGAAAGGGGTACAGTAGACAATCCAAAGATTTATGAAGGTAGATTTTTGCCAGATCCTAAAGGTAAATTCACTAAAAAATATTATTATCATATGTATCAATCAGCAGGAAAATGGTTTTTTCAACTTTGTGAAAAAACATTTAATTTTGAAAATTGGTGTCCTTGGTGTTCTGCTGTATCTAAATTGTATCAGGGAACATCTGCTGATAAAAAAGCAGCAAGTAATTTTAAAAGAAAGGTAAGACATATTGGTAATTGGTTTGTAGTAGATGATCCAAGAGACAATGAAATTGATGATGAAAATAGAAAATCAGGCGGTAAAGTTAAAATATATGAATTCCCAACTCAAGTAGAATCAAAAATTAATGGTGAAATTATGGATAGAAAGCGTGGAGCTGGTGCAAGAGTATTTGATCCAGGCGATGATGGTCTTAATTTTATTCTTAAAGTAAAAGCAACCAGACCTGATAAAAATAAAAGAGTATTTCCTGATTATTCAGATTCAAAATTCTCAAATTCCTCATCATCTATAGGAACTGATAAAGAAATTAAAAATATTCTTTCATCTACTTTTGATTTGGATGAATATTTACAGGGTATGAGATCATCACAGGATATAACAAAAGAACTTATTAAGAATGAATTGTTATGGGATATTGTTAGTGATGAATGGTTAAAGTTTATTGGTGGTGAAGATGATAAACCGCAAGAAGAAAAGAAAGATGAAGAAGAAAAGAAAGATAAAAAAGAAGAAGATATTCCAAAAGAATTTGAGGAAAGTTCTATAAAAGATAAATCCAAAGAAACTATAGATAAGAGTTCTGATATACCAGATGAGAAAGAAAAATCTTCTGATGATGAGCTTACAGATGAAGATATTTTACGAGAATTAGAAAGTATATCATAAGTTATAAAAGTCCTCATAATATTATGAGGACTTTTCTGTTTTTTATATAAATATAAATATGAAAACATTAATATTAAAAAGAATAGCAATGACAGAATATGGTACTTTTGGTGTGTTATTAATTAATAACACACCATTTGCTGTAACCGTTGAAAATCCTTGGCTTAATAACAAATCTAATATATCATGTATACCATCTGATACTTATTTTTGTAAAAGAGTAAATTCACCTAAATTTGGTAATACATTTGAGATAACAAATGTGGCTAATAGATCACATATATTGTTTCATTGGGGTAATAGAGATGATGACACTAAAGGATGTATATTGATAGCTGAAGAATTTGGTAAAATAAATAATGAGCCATCAGTATTAACATCAAGAAATGTTGCTGGTAAAGGATTCAACGAATTTATAAATGTATTTAAAGATGTTGATACATTTATGATAAAGATAATAAATATTTTTTAAGGATAAAATGAGATTACGAGAATTTATTAATGAAAGTAATAAAAATAAGGATATCAATATCATAGTTCTTACATCTAGAAAAGATGATAAGGATGGTTTATTTAAAACAGCTAGTCAAATTAAAAAAATATGTATACAAAAAAAGATTAATTGTTATATAGCATTTGTTGAAAATGCTTATATAGATAAAGATAGCACAGGTGATAGTTATCTTAAAAATTTAGATGATGATAAAGGTATAAAGATAGATAGTGATAATACTGTAGCTATTATTAGAGGAAGTGTTGCTTCATTAAGATATAGCTTAAATTTATTATCACAATTAGAAAAGAATAATATATTTTGTATCAATTCAAGAGAAACTTTGGAAGAATGTTCTGATAAATATAGAACTGTATTGCTTCTATCAGACGCTTCTATAATATGCCCCAAAACATCACTTGTATCAGAAGAAAGTATGATTGAAAATGCTTTTGAAAATATAGGTGGTAAATTTCCAGTTATTCTTAAAACTATTACAGGGTCAAAAGGTATAGGTGTTTTTAAAGCTGATACATGGGAAGGATTAAAATCAACTTTACAGACTGTATGGAAGATAAATCCAGAAATAGAAATATTATTACAATCTTATATACAAGCTGATTATGATATAAGAACACATGTATTGAATGGTGAAGTTATTGCATCTATGAGAAGATATAAAGTCGATAATGATTTTAGGTCAAATTTTTCATTAGGTGGTAAAGTTAAGAGTGTAAAATTATCAAAAGAGCAGGAAGATATAGCTATTAATGCTGCAGATGTTGTAGGTGGTATATGGTGTGGTGTTGATATGATGATAGGTAAAGATGGTACTGTATATGTATTAGAAATCAATTCATCTCCTGGTACAACTGGTATTGAAAAAGCTACTAATATACCTGTTGTAAAGAAAGTTATTGATTTTATTATTAATAAAGATAACTGGATAATGTCAACTAAAGAAAGTGGTTTTATCGAAAATGTTAAAATTGAGCAATTAGGTAAAAATTATATTAAAGCTAAAATGGATACTGGTAATGGTTCATATTCTGTTATTCATGCTGATAAATGGAAAATAAACGGTAAAAAAGTTGTATGGTATCATGATGGTAAAAAAATTATAAGCGATTTAATAGACTATAAAAATATAGAAATGGGTGGAGTAAAAAGTAGATTTGAGAAAAGACCTGTGGTAATGTTAGATATGGTATTTAATGATAAAATATTTGATAATATTAAGTTTACTTTATCAGATAGGGATTTAAATACAACAATGATATTATTAAACAGAAGATTTATAAGAAGGGCTGGATTGGTTATAAATCCCGGTAAAAAATTTATATTAAGTGAGGAGTAATGAAGATTAGAGATTATTTACAGGAATCCGGATTTGAAGAATATCCTAAAGGATGGGATAAAAATAGTGTTATAAAATTTGCTAAAACACTAGTAAAAGATAAAGGTATCAAGGGTGGGGATAAAAAAGGATTTTTTGATGCATGTGTCAATAAAATGAGTGGTAATATAGATAATCCAGAAGGATTTTGCGCTTCTATAAAAGATGTTGTTTTTGGTAGCACGTTTTGGCGTGGTAAAGGTAAAACAGAAAAGCAAGCTAGTAAATCATCTAAAGAACATCAAAATGTATAAAGGAGAAATATTGTGAAAAGAAGATATTTTTTTAAATATATTTTTAGTATTATTGGAATTTTTATTATAAATCCTCTTAAATTATTAAAAATAAATACAAAACATAATATTGATTATGACATGTGGTATCCATTATCAAGTTATATTAGAGAAAATAAAATCGAATCATCAACTAAAAAATTAAGAGTTATATGGACTCGTAAAGTAGAACGAGAAATTAAAGAAATGTATGGTCTTAGTATGAAAGAAGCAATACAAGGGCTTGATATTTAATGAAAAAATCTAAAAGAGAAGAAGTATATAAAAAATTTAACCAAAGATGTTCTTATTGTGGTAAAAAGATTGATTATAAGGACATGCAGGTAGATCATTATTATCCAAAATCAGATCCTTGGTATGCTAAGTCATATCTTAATGTTGATGTTAATGATATGAAAAATCTTATGCCTTCATGTAGGCGATGTAATCATTATAAAAGAAGTTATTTACCTGAAGATTTTAGAAGACTGATGAAAACATTACATAAAAGGATTGAGAAAAATTATATTGCAAAAGTAGCTATAGATTATGGTATTGTAAGTATTAAACCTTTTGATGGTATATTTTATTTTGAAAAACTTAATAAATGAAATTTATTAAAGAAATAATTATTAAAATATTAATCAGTAATTATTAGACTAAAGTAAAATGTTGTAAATGTGGTGGTAAAGGATATATGGGTACATTAATATCTGGATATGGTTGCCCATATTGTTTAGGTCATAAAAAATTAACACGATTTGAAAATATTTTTACAGGTAAACTTATAAGAAATAAAATATATAGTTATAATTATGGTTTAGGAGCTTGGGGTATATCTAAAATAAATGAAAAAGAAACGGATTAGTGTAGCATCTGCTAAAGCTAAAGGTCGAAATTTACAAAAATGGGCGGCTCAAAAAATTGCTGATCTAACAGGATTTGAATTTAAAGAAGAAGATGATGCTTTAATAAGTTCCAGACCTATGGGCCAACACGGTACAGATGTTATTTTAAGAGGAGAAGCATTAAAATCATTTCCATTTTCTATTGAATGCAAATCAAGTCAACAATGGTCTTTACCCGCTGCAATTAAACAATCAAAACAAAATACTAAGAAAAATACTGATTGGATGTTAATTTTAAAACGAAAAGAAATTAAAACACCAGTTGTTGTTATAGACGCTAATACATTTTTTGATATAGTTGATGTAAATAAATTAAAAGATAGAAATAAAGAGGTGTGATATGAAAATAGATACAATAGATAAATATTTAATAAATGAAAAAGATAAAATAGATAAATATTTAAATGAAAAAGATAAAAAAAAATGTCGTGTGGAGTTTAATGTATATTTTGATTTATATTCTGAAAATCTTGATACAGCAAAAAAAGAAGCAGAAAAATTATTAAAGAAAAAATTATCTGGTACTAAATTTGAAATTGATTTTGAATCATCAGATGAATTAGCAGCATAAATATTAAAATAAGATTAAAATAATATGAAAATAAAAGTAACAGATAATGAATTTCCAGACATTGTAGTAAGTTTTCTATTAGATAATATAATACATGATGATAAAGTATTAAAATATGGTAATGATGATTTTAATGCTTTTATGGATATATTGAATAGAAAAGGCTTCAAATCTATATTAATGCGTTATTATGTTAATATGAATCCTAATACAAGAACTGATTATAAAAGAATTAAAGATGTGTTTAGAGATGATAAATCTATGAAAACAGCTTTAATAGAAATAAATAAAACAAAAACAACAGAGAAACAGAAAAAAGGAGCATTGAGTAAAATTAAATATATTGCTAAAATATTAATTGGAGGATAGTTATGGGTGAAGAAGATAAAAATGTGGATGTAATATCAACTGATGGGTTTAAAGATACAGGAGCTTTTAGAGATGGTGAATCACCAGAATCAAATGCTATAAAAGCTGCAGCACAAACAACTACCGATGCTGGTAAAGTTGAAACGGATGTTGAAGATATATTTGCTGATGGTACTAAAAATGATCTACCTGTCTTTGATGTAGAAGAAAAGGATTTTTATTCTAATATGACATCAAACAGAAGACGTATGAGATTTAAGGCAGGCACACCAGTTTCAAAATATATGCAACAAACAAAGTATAAAAGACCATTTTGGTTGCGTTATAAAAATGATCAAGGAGAATTTGTTAGAAGGGTTAAATAATTGATTATACACCAACAGAGATAAGATCTATAAAATGGTTTTCTGAAAATTTAATAAAAGATGGTAAAATAATCGAACCTAAATAAGATATAATAATTTATTGACAATATTAGATGAATAGTGTATCTTAATATAGTAGTTAATAAAAATGTTAGGAGAAAACGAATGAAAAATGTTAATATATTTGATTTTAATAACTTGGTTATTAGAACCTTTTTTGCAAAAGATGTAATTGATTCTAAGTCTGATGATGGTATTCCGAATTATCAATTATGGAAATACTATATTATCAATAGTATATATATGTCTTTAAGTAAAGATCATGTTGATGAAATAATATTAGCTGTAGATGATAGAATTTCATGGAGAAAGCTTTATTGGGATAGATATAAAGAGTCAAGAAAGAAAAAAAGAGATGTTTCTGGTGTAGATTGGGATAGATTACATCATGAAATGAATAATCTTAAAGATGAAATTACAGAACACCTACCTTTCAAAGTAATATTATCAAGTTATGCGGAAGCTGACGATGTTATTGCTATTATTTCAAAATTCAGAGAAAATCAATATACTATAGTATCAAATGATGAAGATTATTTACAATTAATTTCTGACAGGATTAAGATATACAATCCTTCTAAACAGAAATTTGCTGAATGTGAAAATCCAGAATTATTTTTAATAGAAAAATGTTTGACAGGTCAAGCAAAGGATGATATATTTAATATTAAGACACCAATAGATTGGCCTTCTGGTAAAAGAAAACCAGGATTTGGTAAGAAATCTGCTGAAAAGGTTATGAATAAAGGGTATAAAGAATGGCTTAAAGAAAATGATTTAGAAAAAAGATTTGAGATTAATAAAACATTGATAGATTTTAATAAGATACCCAATACTGTTAAAGATGAAATTTTAAAACGATATGATTCATATGAGTTACCTAATCCAGATAATATATATGCTTATTTTAAGAAAAATAAATTTCAAACAATGTTAGATGATTTTACTAATGTAGAAAATAAACTGTTAGAATTATATTAAGAAGGGTGAATAAAATGTTAGAATATATTTTAGGTATATTGATTGGTTTATTTATTATTTTTATTATTTTAGGTATGGTAAAAGATAATGGATTTTTTATATTATCATTTATAATATTTATTGCATTTACTTTTATAAGCTTTGGTATAATATATAAAGTTGAATATAAAAACATTCAAAATTTTGAATATCATAAATTTAAATCACAAGTTGTTTTAATAATTGATAAAAATTTTTATATAAAAACAGATGCATATTTTTATAATAATACAAATGATAAAACAAAATTTCATCTTAAAATAAATAAAAATATTTATAATAATACATTAGGAAAATATTTACAAATTAATAAAACATTTATAGAAAAGGAGAATAAAATGTTAGTCAAGTATGCTGTTGTAGATCCTGATATTAGAGTTGAGTTTGAAAAAGTAAATCAGATGTCTTACGGTTATTCTGGTGTTCCGATATCTAATACGTTAATTGAAGCTATTGATTGTATGAAAGATATGCAAATGGATGATATAAATGTAATAAATTATGTTATTGAGGAACATAAAAATGGTAATATAGAAATTATATATGAAGGTAAGTTTCTATATCAATAAAATTTGGTTATGATAATGAATAGGGCATCATATGATGCCCTATTCAATTTTTATTAATAAAGAGGTTAATATATGTTGAGTGATAATGCAGTAAAGATTTTTGATAAATTATATAAATTGGGTGATGAAACTATAGATGGTACTTTTAAAAGAGTATCTAAAGAATTTGCAACAAATGAAGAAGAAAAAAAGGAAGTTTATAACCTGTTAAAACAAAATATTTGGAGATGTAATACTCCTGTATTTTTTAATGCTGGAACAAAAAAGAAATTATATTCAGCCTGTTTTGTTTTAGGACTTGAAGATACAATGGATAGTATATATGATGTTGCTAATACATCAAGAAAAATTTTTCAATATGGCGCAGGTGTTGGTATACCTGTAGGTAATTTAAGAGAAAATAATGCTTCTATATATGATGGTGATTCAGAAAATGTACCTAAAGGTAAAAGTTCAGGCCCTATAAGTTTTATGTCATTATTTGATTCTGTTGGTGAGACTACAAAGAGTGGTGGTAGAGCAAGGAGAGCAGCTATAATGTGTGTTATGCCTATATGGCATCCTGATATTCTTGAATTTATAGCATGTAAAGAAATTGATGGTAGATTAAAAAATATGAATATATCAGTAGTTATTGATGATAAATTCATGGAATGCTTAAAAGATAACATACCATATGATCTTTTATCACCTTATGGTATGAAAAAAGTTGGTGAGATAAATCCAAAAAAAGTGTGGGATAAAATATCTGAAATGTCATGGAAATCTGCCGATCCTGGTGTTATATTTATTGATACTGTTAATAAATATAATGTTTTAAAGAAGTTATGTCTTATTCAATCAAGTAATCCATGTATTGTTGGAGATACAATAGTAAATACTAATAGAGGCGATATTCCTATAAAGAATGTTAATATTAAAGATGAAATATTAACATATAATATTAAAAATGATATAGTTGAATTTGAAAATATTGAATTTGTAGGAAAAACTAAAGAAAATGTAGATATAATAGAATTAAAAATTGAAGAAAATAATAATATTTTTACATTAAAATGTACACCTGACCATAAAATTTATACTAAAAACAGAGGATATATTGAAGCTAAAGATTTAACAGATAAAGATAATATTATGTGTAATTACATTTCATAAATAATAATAAAAATAGATGTATTTTTATAAATAGAATTAAAAGAATACATTGGAGATATTATATGAAATTAAATAATAATGATAGAACATCTAGAGGCTATTGTGGGTGGTATAAAAATAATAAAAATGTTAAAGTATATTTAAGATCAAAATTAGAATTTATTGTAGCTAAATGGTTGGATATATTAAATAAAAATTATAAAACCGAATCTATTATATATAATATAAATGGAAAAGGATATAAACCAGATTTTTTTATATACAATAATTATAATATAAAATATATTATAGAAGTAAAATACAGTAAAAAAGAAGCCTTTGAATATATTAATAAATATTATAATTATTTTAAAAATATTAATATTAAATATATTGTATTATATAAGAGGCATACTAATAAATTAATAAATAAATATTGTTTAAAATATGATGTTGAAGAATGGATTAATAAAAGTTCTTTAATACAACATGATATGAAAGGATGTAAAAATCCCCATTTTGGTTTTAAACATAGTAATAAAACTAAAAAATTTATTGGATTTAAAACATCTGAACGAATGAAAGATCCTGAATTTAAAAAAATACATTCAAAAGCTATTAAAAGGTCTTTTACAAATGATAGAAGAAAAGTATTAAGTGATTTTCAAAAAAATAGAATGAAAGATCCTAAAATTAGAGAGTGGCTTAGTGATATCAATAGATTATATAATAAAAAATTAATTACAAATACCTGTTTAGAATGTAATAAAAAATTTGATATATATGGTCTTTATGATAGAATAAATGGTAATTTTATATGTTATTCTTCTATTAAGCATAATAATAAATTAAAAGGGGATTTTTGTAGTATATCATGTTCTATAAAATATAGAATGAAAAAATTAGTTAGTAATAAAAGAAAACAACAATCATTACTTTATATTAAATTTAAAAAGTTATATAAAAGAATACCAAATAGAAAAGAATTTAAACAGTATTGTAAAGATAATGGTATTATGTGTGACATAAGATCTACATTTGGCACATATAAAAAATTAAAAGGAGAATTACTAAATGGGTAGATTAATAAGTAAAAAACATGTAAACAACGAAGATGTTTATGATTTAACAACATTTAAAAATCATAATTTTTTTGCTAATAATATATTAATACACAACTGTGGTGAATAGTTTGCCTCAGTATAATCATCTCGGAATTAAGCGGGAACCCTGTGATGGGAATCCGAACCGAAGGCTATTTATAAAAGAATAGTCAGGGGCAGAGCATAGTGGATTGAAACTCAATATGAGAATATAAATCACCAAGAGGCCGGGACATTTTAATAATGAAAAGATATGCCGAACTATTGATAAAACGAATCAATAGAACTAAAAGATAAAAAACTTTTAGAAAGAACAAACTGGAACAATTTTTATGGCCATACACTTCATGTAATTTAAGTTCTATTAATGTATCAAAGTTTTATAAAAATGGTAAATTTGATTTTGATGGTTTGTATAAAACCTCTTATAAAATTATGAGATTTATGGATAATATTATTGATGTTATGGATCATCCAGATAATAGATTTAAAGAAATGGTTACAAAATATCGACCTGTAGGTATTGGTATGATGGGTTTATCAGATGTATTATATCAATTAGATTTACGATATGATAGTGTTGATGGTAAAGTTTTTTCAGGTCGTATAATGAAAACAATAACTAATGCTTGCATAGAATGCAGTGCTGACCTTGCTAATGAACGCGGTACTTTTGCTGATTATGATATTGTTAAAGATGATGTTATAGAAATTATTAAGGATCTTACTGATAATGATGAAAATATAATGTCAAAGGTAAGAAAATATGGACTTCGTAATGTACAACATACAACTTGTGCACCAACTGGCACAACTGCTTTATCTTGTGATTGTTCATATGGTATGGAGCCTTGCTTTGGACTTGTGTTTCAAAAGAACCTTATAGATGGTGGTACAATGAATATTACTAATAAGATTTTTTCAAAATATTCTGATGAAGAATGGTATAATGATACACTGTTAGAAAAAATAGCATTAAATAATGGTTCACTTAAAGGTATTCGAGGGATTCCAAAAGATGTTAGAGATGTATTTGTTACAGCACATGATATTAAATATAAAGATAGAATTGATATGCAATCAGAATTACAAAAATATGTATCATCTGCTATATCAAGTACTATAAATCTTCCTAAAGATATAACAATAGAAGAAATAAGTGATTTATATAAATATGCTTATGAAAGAGGTCTTAAAGGTGTTACTGTATATAGAGATGGTTCTAAAAAATTTCAACCGATAACATTTGATTCTAAAAAGAAAGAAGCTATATCATTTTTTAATAGACCATCTAAATTATCAGCTAATGTTCATGTACTTGAAACAGGTAATGGGAAATTGTATGTTACAATATCAACTCATAATGGTAAACCTGTTGAAATATTTATGAATATGGGTAAATCAGGACAATTATTTAATGTGTTTACTGAATCTCTTGGTAGATCAATGTCTATATCTTTACAAAATAATGTACCTGTTCAGGCGTTAGTAGATACATTGATAGGTATTAATTCTGATAGAACAGCATGGCATAGATTTGAAGTTACTGATAAAAAACCTACACAAATATTATCTATACCAGATGGTATAGCTAAATTGCTTCAAAGATATTATTTGAATTGTGAATTTGATAATGTACCGAATAATAAAGAACTGTGTAATAAATGTGGTACATATTCTGTAATATTAATAGAGGGTTGTAAGGTTTGTCAAAATTGTGGTGAAAGTAAGTGTAATTAATTATTGACATTATGTAATAAGTTATATATAATCATTACAAAAAGGATAATATAATGAAAAGACATTTTAAAGTTAAAAAAGTTGATGTTGGAAGTTGGACTACAAATTTTTTAATAACAGATTTAGATCATAAAAATAAAGAAAATTCAATGTCAGCTCATTCATTCTTTCATCATTTAGGTCTTTTAGCTGGTAAAGAACTTCATGGCATTGAGGGGTTAGAATTTTCTGTTGAATTAAAAGAATGTAAATTAAATATATTTGATCCTCTTAATTTATGTGAAAATCATTAATGTAAAGGAATTACAAAATGAAAAGTGATAGAATATGTTGGGCTGATATTAAAGTAAATAGTACACCTCTTAATGGTGAAAAAATTGTGAAAGAAATAGAAAAACAGACAGGTATAAAAACAACAAGACAAAATATATCTAATGCTCTTAAAAATGCAATGGGGTCATTTTATAAGTATTTGTTTAAAAGCAATGATGAAATGACTTCATTTCAAGTAGCATCTCTTATGCTTGAAATGTTATATGCAAATAATATAGGAGAGTATTTAGACTTCAGAGGAGGTGTGGATTCTTTTTTTAGATTATTTCCTAAAAAAATAAGAGATGAAATTAAAGAAGATTCCTTAAATTATTATTCAAAAAGAAAAAATGAAAATATTCCTTTGTATTAACTGTATCAATTGTAAAAGGAAGAAAAATGGTAATATAAAATGTGATTTAAATTATTTTGAAGAAACTAATATTAAGATCGTAAAGTTTTATACTCCTTTTGATTTTGAATGTGTTGATTATGAAGATGATGTGGAGTAAAAATGTTAGACCTTGAAATTATTAATGATTTTGCATATGAGCATTTTGAAAACATTGCTGTATCAAAAAATGGGATGCATTTTCATTCCAGATGCCCTCTTTGCGGTGATTCTAAGAAATCATCTAGAAAAAAAAGATTTCATTTAGATTATAATGAAGGCAATCCTATATGGCATTGCTTTAATTGTAATAGATCAGGATCTTTTTTACAAATTTATTCAGAACTTAATGGTGTTTCTATAAATGAAGCTAAAAAAGAACTTTATAAATACAATCCTCAACATCTTACCCAGATTCTTTCATCAAAAAAGAAAAAGAAAATAGTAAATGAAATTGAATATGCATATCATAATTATATTATAGATGATTGTATAAATCTTAATAGTACAATTGATGGTATTTTACAACAAAATTATTATAAAGAGCTTAATAATTTTGTTACGAAAAGAGAACTTTTATCAGATTTCCCTATTTTCATTGCATACAAAGGTGATTATAAGGGAAGAATTATAATACCAATATATAATAAAAATAATATCATTTATTTTCAAGGACGTGCTACAGGTACACTTGAACCTAAATATAAAAATCCAACATTAAAAAAGGGATTTGTGGTATTTAATGAAGAAAAATTTGATAGAACAAAATATATTATAGTATCTGAGGGTATTCTAGATGCTGTTCATGTTGGTAATCAAGGAACCACAGCACTTGGATGTAATATAACGGATGATTTTATAAAACTGCTTTTAAAACATACAGATAAAGGTATTATTATAGCTCTTGATAATGATAAATGTGGTATTAAGCAATCAAAAAAATTAATTGATAACAAATATAGTCATAAATTTAAATTTTTCGTATATCCTGATAAATATAGTAAAATGGATATATGTGAATTAGCTATAAAATCTAAGATAAAAGATATGTATAATTTTATAACAAAAAATTCATATAATAGTTTTGAAATGAAAACAAAATATATAATTGACAGGAGATTGTAGAATGCTGATTACTAAGATAGGATCTGATTATATTACTATTAATGAAGAAAATATTAAAGATGAACAATTATTAAAAATTGACAGAGTACATTTAATAAAATTTGATTTTAAACAACCTTCTATTGAAAAAGTAGAAGCTGTTATGGTGTTATGGAATAAAACTAATAGATTTGTTATAGCAAATAATATTAAAATTTATAATGATATACTTAAAAGAACAGTTAAAAAGTATTATGTTGAAAATACCTCATATGATAATCTTATAACTTTTTTTAGAAGAAATAATAAAGTCTTGTTAAATGTTTGTAATTTAACAGAACATGATAAGTCATTTGTTTTAAATAAAAATACTTTGTCAGATGTGTTAAAAAATATAGAAGTAATTCAAATTGAAAAGGAATGTTATAATATGTATTCTAGTATATTTAAGAAATGGAATGGCAATGTTATAATACAATAGGTGAAATATAAATGGTATTATCTCTAGGTCCTTATATTGGAGACTGGGAATATGAAATAATGGTTTTTAGGCCGTATGTTAAATGGGTATCGGAGATTATAGAATGTGATAATATTTTTTTATCAACGCATGATAATAGAGCGTTTCTTTATGATTGGATTGATGATGATAAAATATGGTCTGAATATAAAGATATCACCAGAGATGAATTGAATCAAAAGGGTTGTATATATAAAGACTTTAAACCAAAAGATTTTAATCTTATAGTAAAACAATTTAAAAAATATATACAATCGGTAATACATGATAAAATAGAAAATCATTTTTTGAAGTATTCAAAAAATAAGAATCATTGCCCTATCTATAATAAAGTATTTAGCCCTATTAAAACACCACAAGATGTTAATATTAAAGAAGAAGATTATATTGTTTTTATTCCTGATGAGAGTTCAAATGAGGATGTAATAAAAAATATTTATGATAATTTAATTAAACAGTTTTCTAATATTAAAGTAATAGGTGACATGAAATCATATTTATCTGATGAAAATATGATTTTAAAAAATGTGGATTATTTTGAAAATGGTTATAAGTATATTGTTAAATATATAATGAATGCTAATGCTGTCATATGTCCTATAAGTCATTGGACATTTTTATGCAATTTACAACAAAAGCCTGTATTTTCATGGGGTAATAATGTTGGATTATATGCTAATGATGGTATATATAATTTTAATAATAATTGTTTTACAGTTCCTACTAATGATGTTAATATGATAGTTGATAGTTTTAAATATTTTTATGAAAGGATAAATTATGCCGTTAAATGATTATAAATGTTCAAAATGTGATTATGTAATTGAAAAACTTGAATTTATTAGTGAAATGGATAAAGAACATATATGTCCTAAATGTAAAGCTATAATGGAAAAAATGTTTCCTATAACATCTATGAATTTTAAACTTGTATATGATAATAAGAAAGATATATCAAGCTGGGGTGCTGAGGGGTATAGTACTTCACAATATAATAGAAAAATAGAAAAAAAAGAGGATAAGGAATAAATGTTTACAATAATAGTACCAACTAAACAAAATGAAGGACTTTTAAGAACAATTAAAGAACAGGTATCTTCAGATGATCAACTTATAATTGAGAACATTCCAAAATATCAAATATCTAAATTAGATGGTATTATAAGAGGAGCCAAATTTAATAAAATAATACTTATTAATACTTTATCACAAGATCTTGATGATGGTTTTATAGATAATTTTAAAAAAGAATATGATAAAGATATTGTGTATGCTAGAAGACATGATGATCCTATAAATGATGGATTTGTAAAATCAACAATACCTAATATGCAAAAAGATGATATAATATGCTTTAATAAAAAGAATTTTAGAACATTAAGAGATTTAAGACCTACTTCTGATTTTTTTATGGTTATTAAAGAACTTGTTAAAATGATAGGCGGTAATATGGTATTTGTTCCTATTATTAGAAATGAATATATTTATTTAGATGCTATTAAAAATAAAAATAATACACTACAGCCTAATATTAGACAAGTTACACCACAGCCTAATATAAGAACTCGTGCTGGAACAACACAATCACAACATAATATAAGAACTCATGCTGGAGCAATAATTCCACTAAAAACATCAAAAATAATAATACCTGATGAACGAAGAAAAATTTGGAATACATGGATGGAAGATGAATAACAAATTTATTATTTTTAGTGCTGGCTATAACTGCTTTGATTATATAGAAAAACATATAAAAAGTATACAGAATCAGACTTACAAAAATTATACACATATAATAATAGATGATGCTAGTACTGATGGTACTTTTGAAAAGGGTTGTAAATATATAGATGATAATACTATAATATATAGAAATGATAACAATATCAAATGGATAAGAAATGCTTTAAAATATTTAGATGATCATATAATTAATGAAGAAGATATTATTGTTATTGTTGATCTTGATGATTGGTTACCACATAAAAAAGTTTTAGAAATCGTTAATAATTGTTATAATAAAACAGATTGTTGGATGACTTATAGTAGGTTTATTGATACTATGTCATTAAGACTATCTACATGGATACCAGTATATACAGATGATATTATCAAAAATAAATTATTTAGACAATCTGTATGGTCATTTACGCATCTTAGAACATTTAAAGCTTTTTTATGGAATGAACTTAATGCTAAAATGATTCTTTTTGATAATAATATCAATGATTTAAAAGATAATAAAGGAGAATATTTTAAGTCATGTTATGATCAAGCAATTTTAATACCAATGCTTGAAATGTCAAGTCCAGATCATATAAGTTTTATTCCTAATGCATTATATGTATATAATAATTCTAATCCATTACAGGTTGAAAAAATTAATAGAAAAGAACAGGAGATAAACAGAGACATCATACGTTCAAAAAATAAATATAAATCGTTAATAAGAGGTTAATTATGCAAAAATTGGTTATTTTTAGTTCAGGATATAATTGTAAAGATTATATAAAAAAACATATGTTAAGTGTACAAAAACAGACTTATCAAAATTATATTCATATTATAGTAGATGATGCCAGTACTGATGGTACTTTTGATGAAATAATGAAATATAAAGATGATAAGACTATAGTACATCACAATAAAGATAACAAAGGCTGGGTATATAATGCTATAAAGTATATTAAGACTGACAGCGCATATGATGTTATTACAATAATAGATCTTGATGATTGGCTTGTGCATAAAAAAGTTTTTACGGGGCTTAATGATATATATGAAAAGAAAAAATGCTGGGTAACTTATGGTACATTAGTTAGAAGTACAGGTGAAGTACGAAAAAACAATTTTAATGGTTATAATTCTGAAGAATTAACAAAAAAGAAATTTGAAACGTATAGATGGAAATTTTGGGCATTAAGAACATTTAAATCGTTTATATGGGATAATATTGATAAAAAAGATCTTTTAGGACCTGACAAAGAATATCCAACAACAAGTTATGATTATGCTATAGGTTATCCTATATTACAAATGACGCCAGCGGCTAAAATTCGTCAAATTAAAGATATTTTATATGTATATAATATTCATGAGTTAAATGATAAAACTGTTAATAGAAATGATCAAATAAAATATTGTAGTTGGTATCAAAATAGAAAAAAATATGATATATTGAAATATAAAGATGAAGAAAAGGTAAAAGGTAATCATTTTATTATTTTTAGTTCTGGATATAATTGTAAAGATTATGCTATTAAAAATATTGAAAGTGTGCAAAATCAAACTTATAAAAATTATACACATATTATTGTAGATGATCACAGTACTGATGACACTTATGAAAAAATAATGACATATAAAGATGATAAAGTTATATCATATAAATCAGCAAAAAATAGAAAATGGTTAGCAAATTCTATTGATTATTTATTACCTAATATTATTGATGATGAAAGTATAATAGTTGTTTTAGATCTTGATGATTGGCTTGCTGATAACACAGTACTAAGTAAACTTAATGATATATATGAAAAGAAAAAATGCTGGGTAACTTATGGTAGTTTAAAATATAGTAGATTAAACAATCCTAAATTTTTACCAAAAAATCCAAAACAAGCTGTTAAAATAATTAATAGATCATTTAGAAAATCTAAATGGATTTATACACATTTGCAAACATTTAAAGCTTTTTTATATATGAATATTGATCAAAGGGATTTTAAAGATGATGATAAAAAATTCATTAAATATAGTTATGATAGATGTTTGATGTACCCAATTTTAGAAATGACCCCATCTAATAAAATAAGATTTATAAAAGATGTGTTGTATATTTATAACAGTGAAAATCCAAATAATTTATCTAAAATATTGCCAGAAGAGCAATCAAAATGTAAAAAGCTAATTAAAAATAAAGTACGATATAAAATATTAAAAAGAAAAAAATAATGAATCCAAAAACAGGATGGAATTTAGAATTAGATCTTTGGATGCCAAGTCTTAATAAAGCAATTGAATATAATGGTGTGGTGGCATAGTTCAAAATATAGTAAATATAAAGATCAACAGAAAATTTTACAATGCTTAAATAAAGGAATAGATTTATTAGTAATAGAAGAGCAAGACTGGTTAGATGTTAAAAATAAATGTATTAATAATATTAAGGAATTTATTAAGTGAATATATCTATAGATCATGGTAAAGAGCATGTGGTAATAAAAAGAATGTTACCTTATTGGAAATCTGATGGCCATCAAATAACTATCAAAGGTGATATTCATTTATCTTTTATTAAATTTATTCAACAGTCTAATGTACCTAAAGTATTACGTCTTGATGGTATATATTATGATAATGATACTGATTATAATAAAAGAAATTTATTGATATCAAAATCACATTATATTGCTAATGGTGTAATATATCAGAGCAATTTTTCTAAAAAAATGTGTGAAAAGTATTTATCACCCAGAAATTTTAATGCAAAAACATCTGTTATTTATAATGGTGTAGATAACATGTGGTGCGGTAAGCATATTGATACAAATAACTTTAATATTATTGTATCATCTAAATGGAGGCGACATAAAAGACTTAAAGAAATTATTGATTTATTTATAATATTTCATAAATTACATAAAGATGCCAGACTTCATATATTAGGTGATACAATACAAAATAAAAAATATGACCATCCTAGTATTATATATTATGGTCATCTTAATGAAAATGAAATGAAACCCGTTTGGAGAATTGGTGATTTATCAATTCATTTATCAAAAAAAGATTCATGTCCTAATACAGTAGTTGAAGCTATAGGAGCTGGTGTACCTGTTATAACGACTAATGCATGTGGCGGGGCTACAGAAATGGTTAATATTACAAAGGGGTGTATATCATGTAGTGGTGAAGAGCAAAATATACAGCCGTGTTATCCTTATAGAGATGAATATAATGTAATATCCGATACTACATCACAATTAATATTAAATGCTATAACGGATGTTTATAAAGATAGACCAAGAGTTATTATACCTAAACAATTAACAATAAAGTATATGGCTACACAATATACTAATTTTATGAAGGATTTATTATGACATTTACAATTTATTTTAATAAAGATTATATGGAGTGGGCAAATGTTCTTATAAAA